ATGTGTTTAAGTGTAGATCACGCATCTCTAAGAAGTCTGATGGCAACTCAACTGTGCTGTCATTAGCTGCACAAGTTGTTGTTGATACCTTTAACATCTGACGTAGGCGCAATTCTCTGCGTAAGCGATTCTCTGCCAACTGTATAAATACAGGGATCTCGTTTGTTAAATCGCTACGAGCTAGGTAACTAGCTACAGCGTCTTTTAAGCCAGAATAGTTAGATAAGTCCATTAGATTTTTCCTGCGCGAGTTCTAAATACCCTGTTATCAGGATCGTTTAGCCAATCTTTAAAGCGCTTCATGTCAATGACAGTCAAGCCCCTTGTAATTCCTTTTTTTTCTAGGTCAGTAAATACTGCTAGAGGGATACGAGCTACTCGGTTATTTAGAGTATCGCCCCAACCTGCTCTTGAGTCGGTTGCATTGTAGTCAGCCTTATTAGCCTCAAGAATATCTGTAATGTTTTGTTCTTGTGTGACGATTAATTGATCACCATCGTCTTTAAAATCTGTGGTAGTGATACCGTTTGATATTTTTTTGTCTGTCATATTAAAAAGAGGGAGATTTCTCCCCCTCCTTTCCTTAACGATTAAGTCAAGTCAGCAATGATACCGTGTGCTGCTTCGTTGTTAACTTGCAATGTGTATTCCACAAGCAATTGAGTTTGCTCAGAGTCACCAACTTTAGCCAATTCGTTAGTTTGGAATGGGCGTAGGTATGAAACTGAAGCCATCTCTGTATCAACCAAGAAAGCGCAATCGTCGTTGTCTGTGTTAGGAATGAAGCGATCTGGAACGATTTGGATCACGCCAAAATCTGACACATAAACGTCTGCTGCACCGATGATTTGAGCTTGTTGTGAAGCTGGCACATCACGGAAGCGAGTAGCAACGCCTGAGAATGTTGAAGCCACAACCTTTTGAGCTGGAGTTACAAACAACATTGTAGGTGAGCCACCGTTTGTGAAGCATGATTGCATTGTGCTATTCAATAATGTTGAAGTGAATGCACGATCTGTACCAGTTACACGAGCAGTTGTACCACCAGAACCAGCAGTACCAGTACCGTTGTAGTTAGAGCTTAACCATGTTTGTAAGCCACCTAATACGCGAGCAGTTGTTGAGCCGTTACCGTCAGCAGCAACTTGGTTTGACAAAAGAATCGCTTCCATGTCACGTTTCAATTCGCCTGATGCTTTAGCTAATTGGTATGCTTTTTCTGAACGACGACCAGCTTTGTTAACTGTGTCCAAAGTGCCAGAAATTTTAACAGTTTTTTGGCTGATCTGAGTACGGTTACCCAAACGAACTGTTGGAGTTAATGTAGCTGATGATGCATCTGCACCCTCGATTGCCGCATTGCTTACGTTAACAGCAGCCAAGCTGTCAGTTTGCCATTCGTGTAGTCGTGCTGTGGCGTTAGTTTTGCCAATAGAGTTCATGAATGGTGTTTCTGTTGGAGAAATGTTATAAATAACATCGATTAGGTCTTCACGCTGACCAATAGCTTGATAGGTTTGATATGTAGCCATGATTTTTCCTTAATTATCCTAGTAATTGTTCCCACACCCTAGCAGCGTCTTTAACTTTGCCAGTAGCGCGGAGTTGTTGTTTATTCCGCTTGATCTGATCTGAGCTGGTGGTTTTAACACCGTTACCAGATTTAAGCGTTTTTGGTGCTTCACTAACACGCTTTGTTACTTGCGGCTTAGCTTGCTGTAATTTGTCGTATTGCATCGCTTTATACAATGTCAAAACGTGACGAGAATCGATGACACTAGCCAACTCTTCATCAGAAAAACCTACTGTCTTAGCAAATCTTCGCATGTCATTGCGTAGTTTTTCGCCTTTCTCTGGATCTGCATACTCAGGCAACGCTTTAGATAAAACATCTGCCTGTTGAGCTACAAATTGTTGCATCTGCTGAGCGCGTTCCGCGTGTTGCTCTTGGGCAATTCGGTCTTGCTCTGCTCGTACTGCATTCATTTGCTTCTCTTGTTGTTGCATCTCTGCAACTTTTACTGCATATCCGACAGGATCGTTCTCTTTCAGAGCATCTAAGTCCTCTGTTTGGTTTTGTGCAGACAGCACCTGCGACAATACCTGCAACCTCTCAGCATAGGCGTCTCGCATTTGCCTTGCCTCAAGTATAGAGTGTGCCTCTTGCTCTATAATTTTGCGTTGTTCTGCTAACTGTTGCGTCTTTTTGGTGTAGTCAACACCTTGTTGAGCATAGTTGATTAACTCTTCTTCAGATAGTTCTAACTCTTCACCATTAACTTTGATCTTAGCCAACTTCGGCTCGTCTTGTTCTGGCTCTTCGTCAGAGTCTTCATAAGAATCATCTTCACTAATTTCGTCAAGATCTTCTTCACCCTGTAGTTCTACTTCGCCCTCTGATTCTGCTTCTGCTTGCCCTTGTTCGGGTGCTTCGTCATCACCTAGTAAGTTAAAGAAAGAACTTGCTGCCTCATTAATAGTGCCTAACGGCTGTTGATTTTCACTCCCAGAAGGGTTGGTGGTTTCCATCGATTTATTTCCTTATTGCCAACTTCGCTTGGCTATACGTTTGATAAAATATTTACCAAATCTTCCAGCGCTTCTCAATTATCTTCTTGTCAGCAGCCATCGCTTCTATACTCGAGTAGATTTGATTGTAAGCACTAATCATTTGGTAAGCATTCTCACGCTCACCTATATTTTCAGGAGTTGAGCTAACAATTTTGCTAACTTCAATCTCCTTCAGTTCGTTGAATAATTCTTTGAAATGCTCGCTATCAAGTAAGTTGATAGCCCACTCTGTTCTATTCATTAGCGTTGCCTAGTAATCCTAAGAACCTACCAGCTCCAGCGCTATTTGCTGGTGACATGGTAGATGAAAGTAAAGCAGACATCTGCTCTGGCGTTGATACCATCGGGAACATCTCTTCAAGTGTTGGAGTGCCAACATCTTCATATGCCCTGTTAGCCGCTTGATTCAGAATAGGAATCATAGAGAAGTTAGTAGTTCTCTGATTGCCGTTACCAGTTAATGCATAGTACATCCCAGCTTGTGGATCGTAGTACACATCTGGCTGGGTATATGGAAACGGATCTGGCGTAGCAGGCGTTTTAGGTTTCTTTTTGCTTCCCATATAATTATTCCTTCTATTCTTCTGTATTTATATCATTTTTTGCTATTTGCTGCAATGAAGTTAATGAATTCATTACAGAATCAAGCTGCATAGAGTCGTTAGATTGTTGTGCCTTAGCTGCATCAATCTGTAACTTCATCTGTTTGATAGCAATCTCGGCATTATCTTTATAAGATTTTTGCTCTAGCTCTAATTGCTTACGAGCATTCTCAAGCTGCATCTTCTCGCGCTCTAATTCATTCTTAGCGTTATCAGTCTGTGCCTTGAGTTCTGCCTTAGCTCGCTCAATGTCAGCAAGCATCTGTGCTGCCTGTGCTGATGGATCTTGTTGAGGTTGTGACGCTTGTTGCATTACTTGCATCTCTAGCTCTGGCGTAATTGTGTTCAAGAATGCTGTTGTATCCTTGAAGCCAGCCATCTCTACCATGCGAGATAATGTTTTTTGGTACTGACTTAGGCTTACTAATGGATTGTTCACGCCATACTGACCAATGATCTGTTCTTGTTTAGCCAAGATCATCTGTAGTGTGGCGATTTGCTCTTGACGGTTACCGTTACCCAAGCCTACGTTAATTGTTACGTTATATTGGTCTGACCACTCACGCGGATCAAAGCTAACCCACTCACCACGCAAGCGAACTGTCTGTTCACGGTCTTGGTACTTGCATAGTAGGTGTAGAATGCCCTTAAACAATGATTTAACACCAGTCTCAGCAAAGATACGAGCTATTAGCTCTAGCTTGCCAGTAGATTGCTGTGTCATTGCTGCAACTGCAGTCGCTGTAGTGTTTTGTAGGATAGCTGGATCTAAACCTTGCTGCATATCGCTAACGCCAGTGCGTTTAGCCTGTACGCCATCCAAGTATTCAAACATTGGGAAGGTTTGTGCTGCAGTGTTTTGTACGACTAGCTGTTGTACAGCGTTTACGTTCTTAGCACGAATCACACCACCAGCAGTAGACGTTAATAAATCGTCATAGTTCACTTGACCTTCAACTGCAACAACGCGAGCATTGTTTGTGAGGTAAAGGTTGTCGAAAAGTTGACGTGTTAGTGTCGTTTTCTCAAGCTGGATGTCCATTGTGCGATCAGCAAGTGACTGACCAAAGAATTTATGTGGGATAGGGATCGGGCATAGGCTGTGGAAAGGTACATAGTCGCACTCTTCTTGATCCAAGATGAACTCGCCACCCATTACGATGCGATGTAACGAGTTAAAGCCTTCACCATTGAAGTCTGACTTGATGTAGCACTCGAAAATCTCAACTTCCTGCATAGACGGATCATCTACAGGGATGTACTCTGGGATTTCACCGTTAGAGTAACGTGCTAAACGCTCAGGTGCGTATGTTAAACGATCATATGCTGGGATTTGCTCGACAAGTTTGCGATCATAACCCATAGCAACTAGGTCTCCACGCGCTATAAAGCGTCTATGAGCGCAGAACTGTGCGTCGGCAATGCTAGTGGCTCGCTTGTCGATAATAAACTCTTCTGGCGGCACTGTTTCAACGATAATACGGCTGTAATCTTCAGTTCTTTTGATCGTTACGTTGTAAGTGTTGGCAATTGTGCCGTCATTTAGTGTAATTTGGTTGACTTCTTGCTTGACAATCTCCCACTCACCGTCTGCAAGCATCATTGTTAGCTCGTCTTCGGTCAAATCTTTGTATGATTCGCGTGTTGTGTCTTTATTTGACTGCCAATAGGCTTTAACAATGCCCACTTTTTGCATTAATGCGTCTTTAAACCAGTTGTGCAGGATTAAGAAGCCGTCATTTTGCTTATAGAACACCCAGTTTGCTAGTTCACTAGCCTGTTTTGCAAACTTTTCGTCACCATCTTTAACTGGCTCGAACTGTACAGCGTCTTCGTTGCTTGTAAATACGCGAATAAGCTGAGGCAATGCGCCGTCAATGGCTTCTGCCACCTCACCAGTGACAATCTGTGATCTACCTTCGATCTCGTTGCCGTATGGATTACGCAAATACGCATTTAATGCGTCTGCCCTAGCCTCAACTGTCTCTGTCTCAAGATAACCAATAGCGTTATCAATCTCCATACGCAGTAGGACTTTAATTTCTTCTTCGCTCATTCTTGCCATTATATGATCCACTTAGTGTTAATGTTTAAGGGTTTGCTCCAAGAGTGGTCTGTCTCCACCAATCCTACAGCAAGGTATCTCATTGAGTCTGCTGCGTGTGAACACCAATCATGTAGCGGTCTGTCATAAAATACGTTACGCTTCTCGTCGTACTCTCTGCGGTAGTTACGCAATGCAGAAAGCCCTTGTTTAGTTCTCTCTTGATCAAACCAGCATCTTGGTAGCAGTTGTCTTACCGCCTGAATACCGTCTGCAACTGATAGTCTAGGTGCAACTGTAATCTCTAGCCCTGCCTCAATCAACATCTCTTTACGAG